GGCGGCGGCGGGGGCGGCGGAGCTGCCGGTTCGCCGAAGTTGTACGCCACGCCACCCAGGATCGAGTGCGAGCGGAAGCGGCCGTCGAACGTGTTGTTCGCGACGTCAACCAGCTTGACGTTCTCGGCGTTGAAGAAGCGATACTTCAACGTCGCGTCGATGTGGTCGGTCAGCGGAGCACGGATGCCCGCCAGAGCCTGCCACGCGAACACGGTGTCCGAGTCGTTCAGGAAGTCAGCACGGTTGTTGAGGGCGTAGTTCGCCTTGACGCGAGCGACACCGACACCACCGCCGACGAAGCCCTGGATGCCGTCATCGGCACCGAAGTCGAGCAAGCCGTTCAGCATGAAGCTGAGCGCCGAGGTCGAGCCGCCGGCATAGTCATAGTTGCCAGCCGGAACGGTGCCAGCACCGATGCCGGTGTTGGTCAGCGTGGTCGAGCTGAAACCATCGACGGTTGCGCGACGATAGCCGACTTCGGTTTCGAGGCGGAAGCCACCGAAGTCATAACCCATCACGGCGTCAACGTCATAACCATAGTCATGGTCGACGCTGGCGACGCCAGTGCGCGTGCCGGTGACATCATAATCGATGTCTTCGACGATCATCCCGCCGCCTTCGATGCCGACGTACCACGACTTGTCGCGGGCGAGGGCAGGCGAAGCCAGAGCGGTGGAGGCGAGTGCCAGAACAATGGCAAGCTTCCGCATCATAGTCCCCTTTCTTGGTTGTCACTACGGACAGCGCAAACCCACTATCGGAGCGTTGGTTTCCACGCAAGCGAACAAAAGCCCGGCACTGTTGCATTAAGAGCACAGATTTTTGCTCATGCCCCGGCCAGCAAACCATGCGCCTGCAATGCTTCGATCACCGCCTTCAGCGCCAAACGCGCTTCGGAATCAATGACTTGTCCGCCAGCGGGGATCGGAATCCCAAGTTGTTGCGCGCCAACAACTTTTTTTCCTTCGACTTGAATCGACAGGGCGGGAACCAAGCCCCGTTGCCACAGATCACCGTCCCAGTGGCAATGATACCGATCGGCCCGACTCCAGACCTTCAATCCGACGCGCGGCGACAGGAATCGCCACCCGCCATCGGTCCAGGCCGCGAGCGCCCGGACATGGCCGATCCACTCGCCCGTCGGGCTATCGCCGACGATCCAGCATTGCCCCAATGCGGGTGCGACGGGCGGCGCGTTCACCCCGACCGCCTCGACGCATGGGTGCGTGAGCAGGTCGACCAGCACCAGCGCTTCGTTGTGGGTCCATTCCTTCTGCGCCTGCCCCACCGCCAGGAACGGCAGCAGCCAGCGCGGTGTCGCGTCCGTCATATCGTCTCTCCCCCAATGATCCCGACCAGCGGCAACGAGGCGGCCCATGTGCCGATCTGCCGCACCGCAACCCTGGTTCCGTCGGGTGCCGCGCCGGTCCAGCCGGGGCTCGACACCTCTTCCTCGCGGTCGCCGATGGTCAGGCGATAGCGCTCCGATTCTTCGCCCAGCGGCACATCGACCCGATCGATCCAGCGCCAGCCGCTGCAGCTGCGACGCGTCCAGCCGATCGTGACCAGACCATCGGCCCTACGCCGGCATCGCCAATGAACGGGCGAAGGCGGACGGATCGACTGCCCCGTTACCGTCGCGCCCGTCTGCACACCCTCGATCCCGTCGCCCACACCATGGGCCAGGAAACGGACCTGACGGCCCAGCATCGTCATCGGCAGGTCGACCACCCGCACGCTCGGTGCATCGATCAGGACGATGGGATCGCCCGGCACCGCCCGTCCGATCATCGCTTCGGTGCCGCGCAGACCTCGGCGGAGAATGCTGAGCTGCCAATGGCCATCCCCCAACGGCTCGGCCCGCCCGAACTGGAGGAGTTCGCCGCCCAGCCAGGCGAGATTGGCCCCCGCATCGATCGCCGCCCTATCCGCATCGGCCAGATCGCCCGCCAGCGCCACGACCAGCACCCCGCGCCGGTCGATCAGCGCCGCGCCGCCGCCCGAAACCGCCGACACCAGACGGCCGACCAGACCGGGCATCGCCGTCATCCCCAGCGCGATCCAGCTCGCACCATCGTCCAGGCTGTAGGACAGACCGGCCTGCCGCCATCCCGGACCACCGGCCGCCACCAACGACAGGCGTGGACCGGTCAGCAGCTGATCGTCGAGCGGTGGCGCCTCGAACGCGATCAGGCGGGTGGTCCCGATCGCACGGTCGGGCGATCGTGCGATCCGGCCGGGCGAGGCCGGCAACATCGGCCCCTTATGGCCGAGCGGCGTGCAGGTCAGGCGGACCGCCATCGCCTCCCACGCCGCCTCGATCACGCGCCAGCGGCCCGGCTCGCCGTCGATCGCGACGACCGCGCCAGGTGCGATGGCCAGCGCTTCCGGCCCAAGGGTCACGATCCGCCGCACCCGTTCGACCGCCGCCCTTGCCAGCCGATCCTGCGCCATCGTCCGCGCGGTCGTCGCGTCGATCGCCGCCGCCCAATCGAGCCGTTCATCGCGTATGCCTCCAGGCCGGGCGACGCGCTGCACCCCGATCTGATAATCGCGCGCCGGATCATAATGGGCGATCGTCACGCTGGCGGGCAGGCTGGCCTCCGCCGCGATCGCCCGCTGCCCGCGCCGCCCCGGTCCTTGTGCGCCCATTCCTTCGTCATGGATCACGCGTGGCACGGCGTCCGCCAGGGGCACGGCGAGACGGATGCCGTCTCCCTCACCCACCCATTGCCCCCCGCTCATATCGGCCAGCATCGCCAGGACCGCGCGGACGCTGCCACCGCTGGCGGCGAACCCGGCCACCGGAGTCCCGCCATCGCCTACCCGCACCTCAGGCGAGAGGTGACGCGCGATCGCCTCGCAGCTCAGCGGACCCGCATCACCCTCCACCTCGAAGGTCAGTTGCGGGATACGATTGCCGAACTCGGCCAGCGCCAGCCCCTCGAACACCGCATAGGCGATCCCACGAAAGGCCGAGGCGCGAGGGCCTTCGACTGAGGCGATCAGCGGATCGACCGGCTGATCCTCGGTGCCCGGATAAAGGCGAAACCCGGTCGCGACCTTGAAGTCCCCCGCGCTCCCGCGCAGCAACCGCCCATCGGCCCAGATCCGCCCGACACGGCCAATCCGCCGCCCCGACAGCGCGACCGCGAAATTGGCGGAATAGCTATAGCTTTCGACGCCCGGCCGCCCCTTGCCCCCGCCGGTGACGCCCCGCGCCTCGATCAGGTCGGTCGCCCAGATGACCGGCCCGGCGACGCGCATCGTGCCGAAAATGGCGGGCATCTGCGTGCCATAGGTCGAAGTCTGGACCGACAGCTCGGTCAGGCGCGGTCCCTGTCGCCGGGGCGCGCCCAGCACCGCGTGATCGACCCGGTTGCCGATCAGCGCGCCGATCGCGCCGCCCACGGGCCCCAGCAGCGCCCGCCCCACCGTGCCCAAGACCAAGGTCGCCATTACCCCTCCCCCTTCCAATATCCCAGCACCGGCCAGGGCGGTGCTCCCGGCCGCCACGCGACGCGACGAAGACCGGCATCGGCATGGACGATCCCGTCGCTCACCCGGATCGCCAGATGGAGTTGCCCCGGCCCGGCGCGCAGCAGCAGGACCGCGCCGGGTTCGTCCGCGCCGCGCGCAAAGACCGTATCGAGCAGCGCCGCCACCCGCGCCTCGTCTCCGCTGCGCCAGCCATAGCCGGTCGGTGCCGCCCGCCCCGTCGCCGCCGCGACCAGCCCGACACAGTCGAGCCCATGCGTCGCCCCCCGCCCATGCAGCCGGAACCGCACGCCAACCAGCGCCCGCGCCGCCGCCTCCACCCGGTTCATGCGCCGGGATAGCGGGTCAGGAGGTCGATGCCGGGCAGGAACGGCTCGCCGCGAAAGTTCACGACATTGCCGAAGCGCGACAGGCAGGTCTCCAGCCGCTTGTCACAGCCCTCGACCAGCTCTATCAGCGGTGTCCCCTCCACCGCGAAAGCCGGCGCGGCCGACAGCCAGAGCCGGTTGCCCTCCGATCGGTTCACCATCGTCTCCAGCCCGGCATTGGCCCCGCCGAACCAGATCAACCGACCCTGGCCATAGGCATTGGCGACCGGCTCGACCGTATCCAGGGTCAGCCCATCCTCGCCGTCCCAACCGGTGACCCGCGCGAACTGCCGCCGCCCCGCCATGGCCACCCGACAGCGCCGGTCGCCGAGCGACGCGCGGCAATCGGGGGAGGTCTCCTCCGCCACCGGTCGGTCGAGCAGCGCGCCGACGCCGCGCAACTCGGCAGTGAAGCCCCCCTCGGCCAGTTGTACCGCGCCGATCTCGCCCTGCCCGAGCGGCACGGAGGCTTCCACTCCGTTCCAATCGACCGCCAGCGCCGCGACACGGGCCCCATCCCAGCGGCCCGCCATCAAGTCCCGCTCGGCGATCACGGCACTGGTCAGCGCGCCCGAGGCTTCCATCAGATCGGGGTCGAGGCCATCGCCGCGCAGGATCGCGCTGGGCGTCAGGCCGGGCGCCGCGCGGTAGCACAGTCCCTCGATCCACAGATCATGGTCATGGCCGGTCAGCCCGATCGTCACCCCGTCGCGCCGCTCGATCCGCCAGCAGAGCACCCAATTGGTCAGCCTGTCCTCGCTCATGCCTCGCGCACCTCGACCAGCGGGACCGAGGGGGCCGCGCCCGCCCGGAACCCGGCCAGCGTCGCGCTCAACCGGTCCTCGGCGAAGCGCACGGGCACGTCGAAGGTGAAGCTCGCGGTGATCGCCGCCCCAACCGCCGGAGCGGTGTCGAAGAGCAGCCAGCCGCCCGGCTCCACCACGAAGCCGGTAATGCTGCGGCCTGCGACCTTCACCGACACGCTGCCCGGCACGGGGCGGGTGATACGGCGCGACTGATCGCCATAATGGCGGACCAGCGCGAAACGGCGCGTGGTGCCGTCGCCCATGCCGACGCTCTCATCGGCCCCCGTGCTGTCGAACGGATCGCGCAGGCGGAAACCGCGCGCCGGGCCCATGCGCGCGCGGAAGAAGGCCAGCAGCGCGGCGATATCCTCGGCCGAGCGGATGCCGGGGCCGACATCATAGGTCGTTCGCGCCTCCGCCCAACTCGCATTGCGCGCCTCACGCCCGCCCGCACTGGTCAGGATCGCGGTGGAGAAGCCCGGCGTGACCTCCGCCTCGCGCCCCAGCGCCAGGGGGAAGAGTATATCATCGAAAGCCTGCATATCGTCCTCCCCCTCCCAACAGACGAACCCGTCGCGCATCACCTGTGGCATCGCCCACAGGAAGGTCGCCGCGACGCCCCTCTCCCGCGCGACCTGGGCGGCGTCGGCGATCCAGCGCCATTGCGCGCGCTGATCGGCGCGCAGCACGAAGCCCGACAGATAATGCTGACGCTCGGGCGGATAGCCGAGCCGCGCCTCGGCCAGCGCGACGCCCTTGCGGGTCGAGGCGGTGTCGCCCGCGGTCACCCAGTCATAATCCTCCAGTTGCAGCACATCGAAGGCGGGGCTGGCCCAGCCTACCGGCATGTTGGCGCGCTTGGCCTCGGGCGCCTGGGGATCGAGCACGGTCGGCAGATAGGTGAGCAGATGCGTCACGCAGCCCGGTGCCGCCGCTTTGGCGGCCGCGCACAGTGCCGCCGTCGACGCCGCCAAGCAGGCGCCCGCCCGGTCGAGCGTGTCGCGCTGCGTCTGGCTTTTTGGGCCTATCATGCTCGCCATCGGCACCGGCGCGAAGGCGGCCACCGCCGCCGCGTCGTAAAGGCACGGCGCGCCGTCCGAAGGGCGCACCCACCACCAGGGCTCGCCAACCTGGAATTTCGGCACCAGTCCGGCGGCTTGCCCGAGCGCCAGAAACGCCCGCGCGACGGCGTGCAGATAGGCCATCGCTCCCGCATGCGCCGGGCTGAGCAAAGTCGAAGGCGGCGACCAGCCGGTCAGCGCGGGCGCGCCATCGGCGGACCGCTGCTTCCAGTCGCCCCAGCAATGCGCATCGAACAGCTCGTAGGACAGCGACCAGATCAGGTCATAGCCCAGCGCCTTGGCCTCATGGGCAAAGCCACGATGCCATGCCGCACTTGCCACGTTGAGCGCACCGCCCTGCAGGCTCGCGTAAAGCCCTTCGCCACTGCGTTCGAGCCGGAAATAATGGCTCATGCCGACATAATGGACGATGCTGCCGCGATAGCCGAGATGCAGCATGTTGCGCAGCAAACGCTGCGGCGTCAGGTGATAGCTGTCGTCATAGCCGCTCGCGATGCCGAACCCCTGTTCGGGCAGTACCGCCGCGCCCACCCCGATCACCGCGCCGGGCCCATCGCAGGCGATGCCGGTCAGTTCGACCCAACCCTCCTGCGGCTGGACCAGAAATTGCGCACCCGCATTGTAATCGGGCGCGACTAGCGAGACGAACATCCGGTCGACATCCCCCACCCAGACGGGATCGCGATTTTCCGGAAATGTGAACCCGCCGGCCAGATCCGCGAAGTCGATCGCGACCTCGGCGTCTTCGGGCGTGCCGGTCGCGTAATTCCACAACCGGACATACCAGGCGCGCGGCCACCCTTCTGCGTCACGCCCCTCGATGGTCAGTGTCGGCCCATGAATGGCATCGAGCGGCTTGATCCCGCCCGAGCGCCAGCGGAACCGCAACCGGCAGTTGCGATAATCACGCACCGTCTCATAGCGCAGCAGCGGATGGTCGTGCCGGTCGGCGGACTCCCAGATCAGCCCCGCCAGATCGTCGGCGCGGTAGAAGACGGCATCGATGCGCAACGCATCCGCCGCGGTCGCCACCACCGCCGCCATCATCGGGCGCGGGAAATCGACCGTCCAGTACCGCGGATCGAAGCGCGACAGCGTATCGCTCCGCTGCGCCCGGCGTTCGCTATGCAGACACCATTGCATATGCCCCTCCCCTCAATCCTCGGCCAGCGCGGCGCGCACCGCCCGCGCCACCTGGCGGCTGGAGCGTTGCAGCACGCCGCCCGCCTCACCCGGCCCGGCATTGATCGTGATCGCGACCCGCACCTCGCGTGGGCCACCGCCGGGGCGCAGCGTCTCGACCCGCCCACTGCTGGTCGGCACAAAGACTTCGGGTCCCCGCTCGCCGACCAGATAGGGGCGGTCGGGCGATACCGGTCCGCCGGTCGCGCGGCCGGGCAGGCCCGACACCAAGCCGCCCAGCAGATCGAGCAATCCCGCGCCATTCCCCAGGGACCCCACGCCCTGCCGCAACGCCGCCCGTGCGATTTGGTCGAGCACCGACAAGGCGGTCGCCTTCAGCTCCTCGAACCCGAATTTGCCGGTACGTGCGGCGCGGAGCAGCGAGCCCTCGATCGTCCGCGCGCCCAGTTCTGCCGCGTCGCCCAGGCCCCGTGACAATTCGGCCCGCATCGTCGCCATGTCGGCGGCGAAGCCCCGCATATCGATGCGGGGGACAAGATCCTGCTCATCCATCCGGATACATCTCCCGCAATCGGGCGAGCGTAGCAGGCGAAGGCGGGTCGCCCCCGCCCTGCCCCGCCCCCGTCATCGCCGTCACCACGCCCTGAAGCTCGGCCGGCGTCGCGCGCCAGAAGCGCTTGGGCGACCAGCCCAGCACAGCCCCCGCCATGCCCGCCAGCCGCGCCGCATCCTCGGCGAAGGTCACCGCCCGCCCAATATCTGGCGCAGCAATTGGCGCAGCACGGGCGCCAGCGCCGCTAGCCCCAGTTCGACCAGCGCCTCGCCCAGTTGCTCGCGGCTCAGCCCCTCGGGGACCTCGCGCAGGCAATGCCAGATCAGGGCCGCCGCCTCGCCGAGCGACAGCTTGCCCTCGCCCGCGCGCTCGACCAGCTCGAACAAGGGCCCGAGTTCGCCCTCCGCCGCGACCAGCGCCTGGAAACTCGGACGCACGACCAGTTCGCTGCCTCCGACGCGCAGCGCCGCCTCACCCCGCATGGGATTCGCCGGCGCGCTCATGCCGCCACCACCGGGCCGGAGCTTTCCAAGGCCAGCGTGTAGGTCCGCTCGCCACCGAAATCGCCGCTATAATCCAGCCGCGTGACCAGGAACCGCGCGGTCATCGAACCGCCGCTTTCGAAGCTCAACCGATAGCTCTCGATTGTGCCCGCCAGCGCATGGCCGCGCATCCGGGCCTCCGCCGCCGATCCGGTGAATACCCCTGCGCCGGCGACGCTGACATGCCGCACCCCCGCACCGGACAGCAGTTCGCGCCAGCCGCCCGAGTCCTTGGACGTCACCACCACCGTCTCTCCATTGATCGACAGTTGCGTGGTGCGCAGCCCCGCCATCGTCGCGAAGGCGGGTGGCTCCGTCCCGTCGCCGATCTTGAGCAGAAAGGCGCTTCCCTTTTCGATTGCCATATCGCTTCCCCCTTATTGCCCCACACGCCACAGCCGGGCGCGCCACTCGACGCTGGCGGTCCAGCGCGCACCGCTCTTGGCCATGCGCGTCGCCGTCACGGTCAGCCCGGCGACCCGCCACCCGTCCGAAAGTCCTTCCGGCAATGCGATCGCCTCGACGGCCTGCATCGCGGTGCGCAGCCGCCGGGGCTGCTCCCCCCCGTCGGTCAGGGTGACGGTGACGCGCAGTTCGCGCCCCTCAATCCCCGCCGCCCCCCAATCGCTGTCGCTCGGCTCGCCCAGCACGGCCTGCGGCACGCTCGCTCGGACCGGCAGCGCGTCGAACACCGTCACGCCCAAGGGCGGCAAGGCGCTACGTAGGCCGGTCAGCAATCCGCCGCGCAAAGCCTCGCGCGCGGTCATGCCCGCCTCGGCGTATCGAGCCGCATCCGCCGCCACGGCCGCCACAAGGCGGCGACCGCTGCGGGCGGCACGGCGGCGGCATCGCGATTGTCGAACAGATGCGCGCCCATGATCGCGGCGCCGTGCGCAATCTCCGGCGGCAGCCCCGCCCAATCCGCCGCCAGCCCCGCGCGGTAGCGCACCGTCAGTTCCTCGCGCGTGCGGACCCAGCCACGGCCATCGCGATCGATCGCCCCCTCGCCCCCCGACAGGATCGCGCGGACCGGCGTCGCCGACAGCGGCTGCCAGGCGACCGAGCCGGCGACGCGATCCTCGACCATCCGCTCGATCAGCAGCTGCCCGCAGAAGGATTCGGCCAGCCCCAGCGCGACGCCGGCGACCCGATCGACCAGCGCCGCCTCATTACCGTCCTCCAGCCGCAACAGCGCGCGCACTGCTCCTGCTGCCGCCGTCACGGCCGCGGGCGGCATGGGCTCCATCGTCCCGCTCATCATGAATTCTCCTTCACCGATACAGGTTGCGACAGGTCCGACACACGGGCGTCACACTTGAGGAGCAGAGATCTGTAATTGCAGAGCTAGGCGGTGTTG